TGACTTTGGCGCAGTGTCTGTGGTTCCCAACCGCTTCCAGCGTGAGCGTGATGCGTTCGTGCTTGACCCGGAATATGCGGCCACTGCCATCCTTCGCCCGATCCAGACGATGGACCTGGCGAAAACGGGTGATGCGGAAAAGCGCATGATGCTTTGCGAATATGGCCTGATGGTTCGCCAGGAAGCCGCGCACGGCATTGCTGCTGACTTGAACGCGTCGTAATTTGATAGGGGCTGGCGGGTAACTGCCAGCCCCACTTCATGGGTGAGGCATGACCGAAAAGATTTTCAATATTGATCCGCTAAGCGGGATTAAATCGGTTTGGCATTATGATGATGCCACGGACACCGCTTTTATCGAAAAGCGCCAGGACGTTACCGCCATTGTTGAGGCTAACAAGGCGGCGATGAATGAAGATCATGGGCGCTACGGCGAATGGAATAAGGTGGCGACCATTCCGCTGAGTGTTTACTATGATTTGAAGATGAAGGGCATTGCCGATGATCCGGTTGCCTTCAAGAAGTGGTTGAATGACCCAGATAATAGGTATTTCCGCACCAGGGCGGGGCGGGTTTAATGAGAAAGACAATTTCAGTGTGTGTCCCTTGCCGGGATGTGGTGGATAGCGGGTTTGCCTTTGATTTGGCCCGGTGTATGGCGGCCCATACGGCTTCTACCAATGACCGGGTTCTGCTGTTCCAGAACCAAGGGACGCTGATTGTAAACCAGCGCCAGGAACTGGCTCAGGCGTCTTTGGATGCGGGCGCCACCCATATCATCTTTATTGATGCCGATATGCGATTCCCAAAGGATTCTATTTTCAAGTTGCTAATGGCTGATAAGGATATTGTTGCAGCTAATTACTGCACAAGAAAACTACCTTTACGGTCTGTGGCGTTTGCTGACGATAGTAGCCAAGAGCGGGTATATTCTGGCCCTGATGACACGGGCTTACAGGCTGTTGCGGCGGTTGGTATGGGCTTAATGGCGATTAAGGCGGAGGTTTTTGAGAAGATGCCGAAGCCTTGGTTCCACATTCACTACCAAAATGGTGTATATAGTGGCGAAGACATTTGGTTTTGCCGGGGCGCGCGGGAAATGGGTTTTGAGGTATTTATCGACCACGATCTAAGCCAGGATGTGCGCCATTCTGGGGCGTTTGAGTTCTCTAATGCCCATGCGTTTGCGGCGAAGGGTGAATAATTATGGCGATCACCAGCTATAGCACGTTGCAGACTGCGGTGGGCGATTGGCTCAATCGGTCTGATTTAACGACTGTAATCCCTGATTTCATTGCTTTGGCTGAATCGCAGTTCAACCGCGTTTTGCGCCACCGGAAAATGGTGGAGCGTGCCACGGCTACGTTGGATAGTGAATATAGCGCCATGCCTGCGGATTGGCTGGAAAGCATCCGCTATCAGATTAACACCAATCCAATCACGGTGATGGAGTTTGTTTCCCCTGACCAGGCAGCGGTCTTGAAGGGGGCTTATTCTACCAGTGGGAAGCCAATCTTCTATAGCCAAATTGGGCAGCAGTTTCAGGTTATCCCAGGGCCTGATAGTGGGTCTGCCTATACGGGCGAATTGACCTATTACGCCAAGATACCGGCTTTATCGGTTAGTAATACCAGCAATTGGCTTCTGGCTGATTCGCCGGATATTTACCTTTATGGTTCATTGCTGCAATCGGCGCCGTATTTGCAGGATGACCAGCGGTTGAATACCTGGGCTGCCATTTATCAGCGTCTGATTGATGATATCGCTGTATCAGATCAGCGCAGCCGAATGGCGACTAGTTCACTTCGTATGCGGGCAAGGAGCCTTGGTTAATGACCACCAACGCATTTACCAACTATCTTGAAAACAAGATCATGGCTTATGTGTTTAGCGGCACGGCATATTCGTCGCCGTCTGCAAGTCTGTATGTTGGGTTGTTTACTGCGGCGCCAGGCGAAGCTGGTGGTGGCACTGAGGTATCTGGTAATGGGTATGCCCGCAAGTCGGTAACCATGACCACCAGCGGAAACGCCAGCACTAACAGCGCTGCGGTTGAGTTTGATACCGCAACTGGCTCTTGGGGTACGGTTACTTATGCTGGCGTGTTTGACGCACTAACTTCTGGCAATTTGCTGGCTTATGGCGAACTTACCGCAAGCAAGACGATTGCTTCTGGCGATGTGTTCCGTATTCCTGCTGGCGATCTCGATATCACGTTGGAATAGGATAAAAGCCGATGGCTTTTGTTATTGCTGACCGGGTTCGGGAAACAACCACTACTACCGGAACTGGTAATATTACACTTGCCGGAGCGGTCGGTAAGTTTCGGGCATTTTCTGCCGTACTCAGCACTGGCGATACCACTTATTATTCTATCGTCGATCAGTCTGGGACTGATTGGGAAGTTGGTATTGGGACATTTACAGCGCCATCTACTTTGGCGCGTACTACAATCCTTTCATCTTCAAATAGTGGGAACGCGGTTAATTTTACGACTGGCACCAGGGATGTGTTTATTACGCTTCCTGCGCCGAGAACGGTTACTTCTATAAGCGGTGGGACAACTGGGTTAACGCCATCTAGTGCAACTTATGGGAACGTTACACTGGCTGGCACATTGGCTGCCTCAAATGGTGGTACAGGCCAGACAAGTTTTGCAGTTGGTGATCTCCTTTATGCCAGCACCACCACGGCGCTATCTAAATTGGCTGACGTTGCTACGGGCAATGCGCTTATTTCTGGTGGTGTTGGTGTTGCCCCGTCATATGGGAAGATTGGGCTTACCACCCATGTAAGTGGAACGCTGCCTGTTGCTAATGGCGGCACTAATGGAACAACCGCTGCGGCTGGATTTGATAATCTTGCCCCAACTACAACACAGGGCGATATTATATATCGCGGGGCAAGCAGCAACACTCGGTTGGCTGCTGGCACAACAAGCCAAGTTCTGATTGGTGGAACAACCCCATCTTGGGGGGCGGTAACCCTTACTACTATGGTTACTGGTACTCTTCCAGTTGGTAATGGCGGTACCGGAACTGCAACAGCTTTCACTACTGGGTCTGTAGTGTTTGCCAATTCCTCTGGGATTTATAATCAAAATAATTCTCAGTTTTTTTGGGATAACACAAATACAAGGCTTGGTATTGGCACAACTTCACCAGATGCAAAACTTACCGTTAATGGTGTTGGCGCTTTTGGGGATGGTTCTGTTTCTGCGCCTGGTATCACCAATACTGGTGATTTAGATACAGGAATTTATTTTTCTGCTGCAAATACAATTGATATAGCAACAGGTGGAACGGCTGCATTGCAGCTTGATTCTTCTCAGAATCTTAAATTCAACTCTGGTTATGGTTCTGTTGCAACAGCCTATGCTTGCCGTGCTTGGGTGAACTTTAATGGTACGGGAACGGTGGCAATCCGCGCTAGCGGCAATGTTACCAGCATCACGGATAACGGTACCGGCGACTACACGGTCAACATGACCAACGCTATGCCAGACGCAAACTACTCATATAACGTGAGTGTTGGCAGCACAAACGATGTCCCAAGATTGGTACTAAATGCGACTGGTGGCGCTCAAACCGAAGTTGCTCCAACAACGGCGGCGTTTCGGTTTTTCATAAACAACGGAGCAAATTCCGCTCAGATAGACTGTAAATATTTAAATGTTGCAGTCTTCCGCTGAAGGAACAATCAAATGAACCAACGCATCATTTACCCTACAGACGAAGGCGGTGTTGCCGTCATTATCCCAGCCTCTGAGTGCGGTCTGACGATTGAAGAAATCGCGGCCAAGGATGTGCCGGAAGGCAAGCCATTTAAGATTGTGGACGTGGCGGATATTCCGTCAGACCGTACCTTCCGTGAAGCGTGGGAATATACATCATGATTACGATTAACATCGATAAGGCCAAAGTCATTGCCCATGACCGGCGCCGCGCTGCCCGTGCGGAGGAGTTCAAGCCGCATGATGAAATCATCATGAAACAAATTCCTGGCGCTGATAATGCGGTGGCAGAAGCGGCCCGTGCCGCCATTCGTGCTAAGTATGCTGCCATGCAGGATCAGATTGAAGCTGCTGCCACGCCAGATGAAATCAAAGCCGCTTTAGGATAAGAAATGTTTGGTTTTTCAACATTCGCTGAAACGCCATTTTCGGCACTTCGTGAAGCGTTTGTTGATGCTCAAGTTGTCATGGATGCAACCGCAACGGTAACAGTTGCGGCAAATGCAATATTAGTTGGTGCCACTCAGATTGATGGCGTTGCCACTCTGGATGTGGCGGGGCAACGTATCCAGGCTGGCGTAATTGATATTCAAGCTGCCGGAGAGGTTGTAATCGCCGGGCAGCGTATTCAGCCAGGCTCCGTTGATATTAGTGCTACCGGCGAACTAAACGCCTCAGCGGCGGTGGTTTACCTTTCTGGTGTCCAGATAGATGGTATTGGGTCTGTAACCATAACTGCCAACCGCATTCAGTTTAGCGGGGCGCAGATGGATGCCTCTGGCACCATGGTGGTTACCGGGGTATTTAAGTGGGATAATATCCCAGACGGTACGGAAATCTGGAATCAATCGGCTGATTCTGCTACAACTTGGACGCCGATTGCAGACGGTTCCGAAACTTGGACTTCAGCAGCCCCGGCGATTGCAACGTGGACAATCGTACCGGATGGCTCTGAAATATGGACGAGGGTGCAATAAATGGCTGATACCACCACAACCAACCTGGGGCTGACCAAGCCGGAAGTTGGCGCTTCAGCGGATAGCTGGGGTACAAAGCTAAATACCGATCTTGACGCCATTGACGCGGTTTTTGCGGCGGCTGGTAGTGGCACCAGTGTCGGTTTGAATGTTGGGGCGGGTAAGACCATAACTGTTGGTGGCACTCAAAATGTCACCGGCACTCAAAATGTCACCGGCACTCAAAATGTCACCGGCACTTTTAAGATAAGTGGGGCCACTTCTGGGGCTATTACCTTCGCCGTCCCATCTGTCTCTGGAACTAATACCCTAACTTTCCCTGCCGCTACGGCAAAGGTGGATGCCTTTCCATCCGGCACAGTAATGTTATTCGCCCAAACGGCGGCGCCTACTGGCTGGACAAAATCAACCACACATAATGATAAGGCGCTTCGTGTTGTGTCTGGTTCCGCCAGTTCTGGCGGGAGTGTGGCATTTACTACGGCTTTTGCTTCTCAGGTGGTATCTGGCACGGTTGGGGCGACAACTCTTACAACCAATCAAATACCAGCGCACAGCCATAGTGTTGTTGATCCTGGACATTTTCATACATTGATAATGACAGCAGGCGGCGGAACTGGCGGCACTGGTTATGCGGGCAATGCGAATGGAGGGACGTATGATACTGGAAGTAAAACAACTGGCATAACCATCGCCAACACAGGTGGCGGCGGCTCCCACGATCACACCTTCACCGGCACCGCTATCAATCTCGCTGTTTCTTACGTCGATGTCATCTTGGCGACCAAAGACTAATGCAGATCGAAGCCAAGCATAACTGCCCACTGGACGGCTTCAATCCCTGTCGGAAGTTGGATTGCGCCTGGTTCATTCAGGTGCGTGGAACAAACCCAAACACCGGTAAAGAAGTGGATGAGTGGGCGTGTGCTATGGCGTGGATGCCAGTTCTAATGATTGAGAATAGCCAGCAACAGCGCCAGACTGGGGCGGCGGTTGAGAGTTTCAGAAATGAGATGGTTCGGGCCAATGAGGTTACTAGTCGCATGTTGTTAGCGGCCAGTGGCCATAAGATGCTTGAAGGATAGGGTTATGGCCATGGATAACCACGAAGCGGCAAAGAATGTGATGGATGCAGTGAGTGTCGTGACGGTTATCGGGACGCTAGCCCAGGTTCTTCCGGCTATTGCGGCTGCTTTTACAATCGTTTGGACGATTATTCGAATTTACGAAACCAAAACGGTTCAGTCTTTTATCAAGCGCGGCAAGTGATGGTGTAGGCAATGCCTTATATCCCCCTCAAATTACCGCCTGGGATTTACCGCCAAGGCACGCAATACCAAGCCGCTAATCACTGGTATGACGCCAATCTGGTGCGGTGGACAGAAGGGACACTTCGCCCTGTGGGGGGCTGGAATAAGCGCCAATATGCTTCTGGTGGTTCTTATGTGGACATCCAAATTACTGGCGCCATGCGTGGGATTCATGCTTGGCGGGCCAATAGCGGGACGGCTTGGGCAGCGGCTGGCGGGGCTGCAAAACTATATGCGTTCAAGGCAAATACAGAACCGCAAAACATTACACCAGTTCGGGAAACTGGATCACTTAGTAATGCCTTCAGCACTTCTTCTGGTTCGCCGGTTGTTACTGTAACAGATGCTTCTCACGGGTTAACAACTGGTGATACGGCACGGTTTACTTCCGGCACCGCGATTGGTTCTAGTGGGATCACGCTTTCTGGTGATTACATTGTTACCGTCACTAATTCTTCTACCTACACGGTGCAGGCTTCCACTAATGCTTCAACCACTGAAACCAGCAAGGGAAGCGCGAATTACGCTTATGAGATTTCAGTTGGCCGCACAGACAGCCAGAATGCTGTTGGGTATGGTGTTTGGACTTATGGTTCAAGTTCATACGGAACACCTAGGCCACAATTAAATGCTTCAGGTATTTTAGATGCCTCAACATGGGCATTGGATAACTGGGGGGAGTATCTTGTTGGTTGCCGGTCTGATGAAGGCAAAATTTATGAATGGGATTTAGGTGGATCTACTAGGGCCGCTTTGATTTCAGCGGCGCCAACTCAAAATAAGTCCATTATCGTTACTAGCGAGCGGTTTCTCTTTGCTTTGGGTGCTGGTGGTAATGCCCGCAAGGTACAGTGGTCAGATCAGGAAGATAATACTGATTGGACGCCATCAGTAACTAATCAGGCTGGCGAATATGAACTAGCAACATCTGGCTCATTGGTCTGTGGTGAGCGCACCAGATACGGTACGTTTTTGCTGACCACTACGGATGCTCATTTGGCGGTCTATCAGGGGCCGCCATACGTCTATGGGTTTGAGCGTGTTGGGTTTGGTTGTGGGGCTATTGGGGCGCAGGCATCTGTCAGCTTGGATAATGGCGTTGTCTGGATGGGCCAGGGTGCCTTCTTTATTTTTGACGGCACTGTTAAGAAGTTGGATTCAAGCGTTAGTGATTATATCTTTGGCAACATTAATTACCAGCAGGCCGCTAAGATCACATCTTGGGTGAACATAGATTATCAAGAAGTCTGGTGGCATTACCCGTCTGAGGGTGCGTCTGAGTGCGATAGTTATGTGGTGTGGAATTTTCGCGAAAATACTTGGATGATCGGGGAACTTAACCGCACCATTGGTATCGCCAATGGTGTGTTTGAATATCCGCTAATGTTTGATCCGTCTGGTTATTTCTATGACCATGAAATCGGCTTCAACTATGATGGGGCTTTGATTTACGCTGAAAGTGGTCCGATTGAGTTCGGTAATGGCGATCAAATTATGGTGGCTCGCCAGGTAATACCGGATGAAAAGACGCAAGGTAGCGTTAGCGTTGAGTTCAAAACTAGATTTGCGCCAGAAGGCACAGAAACTACCCATGGTCCTTATACCATTTCGTCTAAATATACGGATGTGAGGTTTAGTGGGCGCCAGGTCTCTTTTAGGATTGAGGCGGCGGAATTGGGTGATTGGCGGGTTGGTAATTTCCGTCTTGAAGCGGTGCCGGGGTCTAGGCGATGAGGCTCCCGGCTTCCAAACCAACTTATGCCCAAGTTGATGACCAAACGGCCCGCAGCTTGATTGAGCGCGCTGATGCGGAAAACCACAAGCGGAACCGCGATATCGAAGTATCCCCTGGGCGTTTGATTATTAAATCACCCAATGGAACCCGATACAGCATCGAGGTTTCCAATGTAGGGGTGATATCGGCTACCGCCTTATGAAGCCGTTTGACGCGGAATTTGAGCGGTGTTCTGGCTGGCTTCAGGATGCCCTGGATTATGCGGGGAATACGCATGATTTGGCGGATGTTAAGCATGGCATCGCGCTTGGTGAATACCATTTCTGGCCAGCACCAGAAGGCGCCATCGTTACGGAAATAATCACTTATCCCAAGTTCTCTGTTCTTCACGCTTGGCTGGTTGGCGGTAAGCTGGAACAGATTGAGGATATGATACCGGCTTTGGTTGTATTTGGGCGTTCTTTTGGGTGTTCCAAATTAACTGGGTGTGGCCGTGCTGGCTGGGTTCGTGCTTTAAAAGCACATGGTTTTACAGGTATAATGACAACGGTTTCCAAGGAGTTATCGCCATGAGTAAGGGCGGCGGCAAGCAGACCACAACGCAGACGCAAACTCAGTCTGTTGACCCCGAGTTCAAGGCGCGGGCCTTGGATGTTTATAACCGGGCGCAAACTGTGGCTGACCGGCCTTATCAGGCATATACTGGTGATCTTGTTGCTGGCTTCACGCCACAGCAGCAGCAGGCATTTAGTATGTTTGGGCAGGCAGCCACGGCGGCCCAGCCAACTATTACTCAGGCACAGGAATTGGCTCGCCAGGCTGGTGGGTATCAGCCACAGACGGTTGCTGAAGCCATGCAGGCTTACGCCAATCCTTATGAGGAATCGGTAGTAAACACGGCGCTGGCGGATATTGAACGCGCCCGCCAGATTGCCCAGACGCAAGGGGCGGCGGCTGCCACGAAGGCAGGTGCTTTTGGTGGTACGCGCCAAGCCGTTGCGGAAGCAGAAACCAACCGGGCGGCTTTAGAGCAAGCGGCCCGCACTGCCGCGCAATTGCGCGCATCTGGCTTTGAAACGGCGGCTGGCCTTGGGGCGCGGGATATTGCCGCCGCCCAACAGGCGGAAGCTCAGCGGCTTGCGGCGGCGGGACAACTTGGTCAACTTGGTGTGGCGCAGCAAGCGGCGCTTACCCAGGGCGCACAAGGGCTATTTGGTGCCGGTGGCGCCCAGCAACAACTTACCCAAGCCCAGCTTGAAGATGCTTACCGCCGCTTCGCTGAAGAGCGCCAGTATCCGCTGGAGCAGTTGCAGATCATGCAGGGCGCGCTTGGTTTGTTCCCAAATCCGATCACCACCACAGGGACAACGACGCAGCGCCAGACGCTCGGGCCAATGGATGTTATTAGCCGGTTGGGTGGGGCTGCGGCCCAAGCCTATACTGGTTATAGGTTGCTCCCGTAAGGAACGACGCTGATGTTTGGGCAAGTTGCTGATTGGCTTGGTGGATTGCTTGGATTTAACCAGCAATCACCAGAGGCTTTGAATCCAATGGCTGCTGGTTACCAGGGGGCAGAAGCTAATCCTGGGCGAACAGAATTTACTCCGCCACGGGCTGATTTATATAGCCGTTTCACGCCAGAACAGCGCCAGCAAATTGGTTACGGTTATCTAATGGATGCCTTTTCGCAGATTGGCGGGCGCCAAGGTAACGCGGCCAATTCGCTTATGAATGCGTTTGATGTTCAAGGCGGCAGGCGTTTACCGTCTTATGGCTTACCTAATCTCCCGGCGATTCGGGTTCCTTCTTTGTTGGGGAATTAATTATGAGCGAAACCTTGCGCCCCCTTGGGGAACTTAGCCGCGATGAGATCACCCAATATCTTGGCGCATTGCGTTTTGGACCAGGGCCGCAGGGTATTCGGTCGCCGTATTCTGAAGAAGAATTGCGGAATCAATTGGATGTTTTAACACAGACTCAGCGGGCTTTACTGAATACAAGCCAAGCAAACCAACCATTCCTTGGGATGGAAGGT